CGGGTTTAGGTTCTTGGCTACAAGCGCATTCGTGGCATTCAGGTCTACTCGATCGGCCTTTGTGGCCAGCTGGGCGACATCTGCCTTCTTAGCGAGTGCGGTAGTGGCGGCAGACTGAGAGTAATAGGTCGATGCGGCATTCGTGTTCGTCAGGAACTTCGCATTTAGCGCCGCTTCCTTCAGATACTCCGGAAGGGATGCTGCTCCACCAGCTTGTCCGGGAGGACCCTGTTCTCCTCGAGGTCCTGGGTCGCCTTTCGGGCCGGGGTCGCCTTTTGGTCCTTGAAGACCCGGAGCACCATTCTTACCAGGGGGTCCAGGAGGACCAACAGGTCCTACGCCCCCACCGCCTCCGCCACCACCGAAAGGGAGTGGGGCGATCTCATCGGTGGGGTCGGCGGCCATGATGTCAATCTCTCCGCCCTGGGTTAGAGCCAAGTGCTTGACCAGGTCGATACCGGGGGAGTCGACATAGATGGTGTGGGTCCAGGCGCCAGAGGGGGTCACTCCAGCACCAGGAGCCAACACCTCAACATTGACAGCACCAGCCTGGTCTGTCCGAACAGTATGCTCACGCATACCTACTGTGACCCCGTTGACGGTCGCCGTAGCGCCGACGACATCAGGAATGATTCGGACGATTGCCCGACCCTTTTCTCCTCCCGGGATGGTCCCGGTTAAAGTGCAGTATGGGGCTGCCATTGTTTAGCCTCCTACGGCTGTTCGGCACGATCAAGCATCGCGTTTACTCGAGTGTTTGTGTCGGGACCATAGACGCCGTCGACCTCAGATCCAACGGTACGCTGGACGTTCTCGACAGTCTCGTCGTGGGCTTCCTCAGATGCCTCGCCCCAGATTCCGTCCTGCTCAGTTCCGACGACGGACTGAGTGAACTTGACGCCGAAGGGGAAGGTCTTCCCGCCCCACGAGGAGGCGCATGACAGAGCGTAGCACCGAGAACGGGTGTTCGGACCGGCGACATTGTCGGGGTTCGCCCGAACGGCCCGCTGTAGCGCACGGATGTCGGCGGGACCAGACTTGGCGCCGCCATCGGAGTAAGCCGGACGGATCACATAGGCGATCGATTCGCTACGGACACGCCGCCATACTCCATTACCGGCGCCCTGAGATCCCCAATCGCCGGACGAGGTGTTGCCCTCGATAGTCTGGAGCGTACCGCCTCCCAGATTCTTCTCGACGAATCCCACATGGTCTGTTCCGCCGCCGTCCCAGTTGAAGATGAGGACATCTCCCGGCTGGGCGTCGTAAACTGACACGAAGTAAGCTGTGGGGTGCTGACGGACCTTGTTAACGGTATAATCTGTGTTGAAAGAGAACCCGCCAATAGCGTCAATTTGTCCGCACTCGTCCAGGCACATGCTAACGAAGAGCATGCACCACCACACAGAGTCGGACGGTCCAGCAAGCCACTGCTGTCCGGTTCGAGCAGCCCAGTAGCGACCGGCTTCAGATCCAGGCTGTGGGTCATCTGGGGCATAGTATCCAATCCTCGCCGCAGCTCGAGCGAGGACCTGCTGTGCAACGCTCACTGCATCACCTCAGTAGTCTGGGACACGTGAATGTCCTTGTCTTCCATAGGGTCAGTGCCGATGTGAGCCTGCGGGGCGAATGCCTCGTCAGGGAACTCTTCGTGCTTTCCCATAATCATCCCTTCGAGCCAAGCGCTTGGCGCCTAGCCCTGTTCAAATCCCGGTTCCTTGACAGGATGTCGGCCCGGGACATCTTCTTCTCGGGCTGATTCTTCTCGTTGCAGACTCGAATCAGCGTTAGTAGACGGCTCAGATGCCAGGTTTCGCACTCAAATGGGATCTGGCAAGCGATCATCCAGTAGTAGATCAGCTCCGAGGATGTGTATTCTCCAGAACCGTCCTTGTCGCCCTTCTTAACGAAGGTGGTCGCCGTCTTTGTGTCGGCCATGTAATTACTTACACGTTCGATTTCACTGGCGGGGAGTCTATCCAGAAGCTCACGATTGTATTCCTCATCAGTTATCATGCACTCGATGTAGAGGAGCATCTCCTCTGGCGAGACATCTTTATTGCCGATAAGGTGTTTATGGGTGATCGACTCCCATTTTGACAGTGCGATCAGGTTGTGCTCCAGGTGTAGTTCTCCGCCGGGCAGGGAGACGAATGACTGTGTCTCCTCGTCAAACCCCTCGACCTCGGGGATAGAAACTATAAGCATTGCAGGCACCGAGGGCCCAGGAGTCTAGGTCTCTGAGCCCCCGGTGTAGTCATCAGCCTGCGAAGTGGGCCTTGATCTCGTCGGGAAGGAGCAGCTTGGGCTCAGCGGCCTGCTGCCCGCCCTGAGCGTCGGCACCGAACAGCTTAGCCTCGAGGGTCTTCAGCTTGGCGGGGTCGACGTCCAGCGACGAGATGGTCAGAAGCGAGGTGGGCTTGGCGCCGCTCACGTTGACGGGCGTGGTCGAGATCTCCCACGAGAACGAGATCGCCTCAGGGGAGTCGTTGACCGTCTTGTAGCCCTTCTCCGAAGGAGAAGCCTTGCAGCCGTACAGGACGTGCAGCTTATAGCCACGGTCCTGGCCCGCAACGTCGTCACCGATCTTGGTGCGGTACGCCAAACCGAAGGCAACGCGGTCCTGCTGACCGATCTTAACACCCTTGGCCAGCTCGGCAGAGCCGTCGCAAGCCTCGAACTCGTCGGGGTAGGTGTAAGCCTCGATAGTGCCCTTCAGCTTCTCAGCGGAGAGCAGAGACAGGTACAGAATGTTGTCAGCGTACAGGTCGGTAGCCTCGGCGCCCTCGGGCTTCTCGGAGATGGCGGTGATACCATTCCAAGCGACACCCTTACCGTAGGTCTTGGTCGACGGGTCGTAAACATACAGTGCGCAGTGATCAACACCAGTCTCAATACGGCGCTCGCCAGTCTTGTCCCAGACAAGTGCAGCCATGTTATCTCCTAGTAATAGACATCGAAGATGTCGTGATAGAGGTTATCGGTCACCTGTCGAGTCATATGGCGACTAAACAGGAGATCTTCGAGTTTGGTCCTAGTCGGGTCCTCGGGATGGCGGGCAATCAGGGTCACCTGAAACCGGTTCGCCTTGATATACTTCTGATTGTCAGCGTAAATCGGATCGCCCGGGTTTCTCTCGTAGATGATACATGGATACGAGAGCTTGATTGACGGGAGTGGCTGATAATAGACATTCTCAGACCCGAGGATCTCTACCAGCTTCTCATGGAGAGCTAGGCGTCGGTCCATTATACACCCCCGTCATCTCGAGAACCAGCCGGGGGAACTTCAGTTCGACATAAGAGACTTTCCAAAGTCCCCCCAGCCAGCGAACGTACCTGAGATTCTGGACGTTATCCGTGATGTAGCCGTCAGCAACTACACTGATCTGGTTACTCAGGTTGATTGATCCAAGAATCTCATCGCTGCCACTAAAGCGACGTGCTTCACGGAAGATGTCGCCATAGTACTGCTTCTCGATGATCTTGTCTTCCCAAATTCCCGGCGAAGTTTGGACCTGCGTGGCGAATCCTATGTCACCGAAGAATTTGGCCATCTATCACGGCTCCGGAACGACGTTCCCGTCCTCGGTCTTCCGCTCGACGATGATCGCAGACTTCGGGTGAGTCAGCGCACCGGAGAGACGGGTCTCCAGGAGGTAGTGGTACTGGTTGAAGCTGATGTCGAAGTCCTCAGCAGCGAACAGCTGGCCGCCCTTGTCGGCGCCCACCGTGTAATCGGTCATGTTGACGATGATGCCCAGAGCATCAACAGTACCGTTCTTGGAGGAGGTGCGCTGCAGGCCCTTCATCAGCGGAACCTTGACGATCTTCGAGACGCCGACGTAGTCAGCCAGCTCGGAGACGCTGCGGAACAGACGGTGACCCATCTTGTCCTTCAGCAGAAGGATCTCGGTGACCATGTGGGGCTCAGCGAACCAGGTCGGGTTACCGGCGCCGTCGTAGTCGTCCATAGCGCGGACGATAGAGTCCAGTACGTCCTCGGTCGTGGTAGCCTTGGCAAGGACGACACGCGGAGCGTACAGCGAGTCCTCCTTGTAGATGGGGCGGATGTTCTCTTCCTTGATCTTGTCCTTAGAAGAGGCCTGGCGACCATCGCCGATGAGGATGGCTCGACCGAGCTCCTCCTCCAGCATAATCTTCATCTCGCCACGGATCCAGGACACCACATCAAAGTCGGTGATGTCCAGGATGTCATCCCTATCCAACCGCTGCTTCTTGTAGATGGTGGTCGGCGAGGTGACACGCTGCAGAAGCGTGAATACCTCGTCTTCCTTTTTATTGCCCTTAATGTAACCCTTGGCTCGGGCCTCGTCAGCCGTGATGTCAGCGAAGCGGGTACGAATCCGGGAGAAGGGCGAGTGCTTGGCGCCCCCGACAACAGCGTTGACCCAATCGGTCTTACGCTTGATGAATTCCGGGGTATTCCACAGATCTTTGGCCTCGGGGAAGAGGGTCTCGATCTGCTTGATGCCGTAGGCGTCAGCGTGAGCCAGGATGGCCGACTTCAGGGAGCCGCTAGAACGGGCGTCCTCGAAGATGGTCTCAACCTGGGCGTGGGTCAGAACCGGGAGCTCCTGGGTGTCAGCGGAGCCCTCGAACACATTCTTGTGAGCCAAGTCGTCTTCCTCAGTAGTAGTGTCGGAATGGGCGGTGTCATCAACCTCTTCGGTCTCAGACTCCTCCGCCTCCTCGTCCACGGAATCAACCAGCTGTCCGACGATGGCATAAACCGCCGTCTTCTGCTCCTCGGTCATTCCGTCGAAGATCTCCCCGAGAGTGGGGTCGTCCTCGTCGCCCTCAGCATTGGCCTCAGGCTCCTCCTCAGCGTGCTCGACGTCGTCCGTCTCCTCCGCCTCGAAGTCCTCATCCTCATCGCCGTGAGAAACGAAGTCGAGATCCTCGTCAGTGTAGATCACAGCCGCAATCTCCTCTCCGTCATCGCCATGCTCGATGGAGACTTGGTCAATGAGTGCGCCAGGGTTGGCGCCACGAAGCACCAGGCTGACCTCGACTAGTTCACCGTGGACAACGTCGTTGCCCTTGGCCCGAACATGGGTCGCATAGATGCTCATCGCCTTTACGTCACCGTTTCGGACCATCTCTCGAGCAGTCCGCCCACGGTCGGTGTTGTTCAGATGGGCGTAGGCGTAAACCCCATCCTCACGGACCTCAAGGTCGGCATGGCCGAGGACGTTCTCAACATCCCCATGCTTGTGCTGCCAGACCAGAGGCACGGTCTTCCCGTCATACGCCGCAAATGCGCCATGCCGGATGATCTTGTTATCCGAGCACCGAACATCGTTCTTGGTGGCGTAGCCGGAGAAGTCGCACTTAACTGCCATTTTGACTACTCTCCATCAGTTCGGAAATTGGGACATCGGCAGCTGGGATCTCCTCGATAGGCTCTTCGCCTGTCGGCTCCATCTCGGTTGCCGGATTGATGTTGGAGTTCACCAACTGGTCTGCCGTCTCTTCCTCCGATTGCGGCCAGCCGAACTTCGGGCGAAGCTCATTGGCTGTACCGATCTCGTTGCGCTTGACGGAGTCGACCAGCGTGGACATCTCCTCGAGCGGGACGTTGAGGAACGGATCCTCGATCGCCATGATCCGCTGCTTCTGCGTTCGGGCAGTCTTCGTGAGGAATGTCCGGGTGAGGGCATCAGTGATCGCCTTCAGAACTGGGCGAACCGTGCGGTTCTGGTAGTTCAGCATCTGACGAGCGTCAGCCTTGCCTGTGAAGACGTCTTCCGTCATTCCGAGCTGGTTGTACAGCTGCGTAGTGAGCCACTGAATCTGGCTCATGAGGTTGTTCTCGGATGGTCGGTTCAGCTGGGTGATTCGCTCTGCACCATCGGTGTAGGCGATACCGTACTGAGAACCGGCGAGCTGTTCCTCAATCGCCTTTCGCCTGGCTTCTGCCTGCTGTTTCTTCAACTCAGTCTTGACGACGTACGGAAGCTGAATGATAATGTCCAGCTTGCCGGATCCAGACTGCTTGTCGATAGCGTCCAGCAGATGCAGCTTCTGAGTGAGTCGCTGCAGAGTGGAGTTCGGAGCATTCATGACGCTGTACAGAGGATTCTGTACAACAGCCACAAATTCCTTCTCTAATGTGAGCTGTTCTCGCTGTCCAGTTTGGTCATTGTAGACCTCTACCCGGACGTGGCGCGGATACCAATTGAGAATTGTACCAACACGCATAGACTTGATGTCATAGCCCTGAGTCATGTCAGGACTTACATCTGTATCCACGGGAACAATCGCTACAGCGCCTTCCTCGAACAGAGACAGCACAAGATCCTGGAAGAATCCCTGGCCGGTCTGGTCGATATTGGCACTCAGAGAGAGGCAGTCATCAAGATAGCTACGGTAGTAGCTCTTGAGGTTGCCATTCTCGTCCGTCTTCACGTGGCGAATCGGAACATTCGAGACATCGATAGCGATCTGGTTGTAGATGCTAGTGACGATGGTCTGATCGCCGACGACAGGACGGTAATTCAGGTTCGGATTTCCGAAGGTCCACGATCCATACTCGGGCGTGAAGTTCTTCTTATCCGGAGACCTTGTAAATGCATTCCAGGCGTGGCTCAATCGATCACTAAGACCCATTTCACCTCCTCGCTCATTCGAATGCCTCCTTGTTATTCTTGTATGCCACGAAGGCATCCATCAGAGCAGCCACTGAGTCGATCTTCTCTTCGGTTCTCTTCTTCAGTAGCTTCCGGTTTCCGTTGGTATCCTCGAGGGTGACGCAGTTCCCCATGGTGAAGGCCATGAGTTTCTGGTCGAAGATGAGGAGGCGCTCCGAAGCCAGCTTCTTCAGCTCGCCGAGGGGGACCGATTCGGTTCGGGCTCCCTGGATCACCTTCTCCACACCATACGGACCGTTCTCCTGTTCCCAACGAGTCACGAATTCCTTGGCATTATACGGGTCGAACCCGAACGCCGAGACATCGTACTTCTGATCAGCGATGTGCTGATCCAGATCTTCGTAGACCTCCATCATATCAAGAACGGTTCCCTCCATGACTCGGAGGGTTCCTTCTTGTATGAATTCATCATACTTTTGGCGCAAGGCCCCAGGCAACTTCATGAGCGTAAGCTCGGAGATGTATGCCAGAGTCTTGACACCGAACGCTTGATTCCGGAGTGGGAACAGGAAGGTGAACGCACAGAAGTCATCGCCCTGGGACAGGTCGGCACCCATGGCACACTGCATGTTCCAGAAGGTATTCTTCCTGTGCGGGATTGTCTCCTCGTAGGTGAAGAAGTAGGTGTATCCCTCCATGGGGATTCCGAACCTCTTTGCGAGGATGTCATTTCGAGCAGCTGGCGCTTGTTCCATTCGCTCGACGTCCTGCTGGTACCGATCATAGGACACAGTGATGCCAATGTTCGGCTGGGCTTTAACCCACATAGCAGGATCTGCTACTTCCTTGATGTCGTCAAGTCTGTAGTAGAAGATTGAGATGTGAGGGGCGACGTATTCGCCCTTCAGGATTTTGAGCAACTCCATCTTCATGGTGTCACCCACCGCATTGCGGATGGTTCCCTCAGAGGAGACGGCCAGAATGACCGGATCGTCAACCTTCGAGGCTCCCTGCTCGAGTGCGCCAACCACGTCTTCTCGAATGTCTCCCGAGAGCCACTCATCAACTGTGCAAACCTTCGGGCGCAGGCCCTGGAGCTTATCGATAGACATGGGGCGGACTTCAAGCAGGGAGCCCGTCAGGAAGTTTTCGACGCCCTTCTTAGTTGCAACCAGCTTTTGGCGGTTCGCCCTCGCACCGGTTGTATTTTGAAGGGATCCCTCGGTGAGGAACTTGTACAGCGGACCTCGGGCACGGGTGATGGCGGTCCGGAATGGACCCATCACCTCTTCGGCCTGCTTCATGGTCGGAGCCGTAGCGATCTGATGTGTCGTTGTCGTGTCAATCACCATGAAGTAGTTCTGGATGAGAGACATGTACATTGACTTCGCTGCTCCACGAGCAACGATCAGATATTGCTTGATCGTAAGGCGCTTCTTTACTGTTTTGGTCTCGTATCGACCGCCGACTCCGTCCTCGTATGGGACAAAGACCTGACGATCCTCGAAGTAGTACCAGCCAAGTAGCTGTTCGGCCCAGAGCTTGAAGCTGTCGAGCAGGTGGAGGTCGGCTCCGTCGGACAGCGTGAGCTCATTCTCGCAGTATGCGATGAATCCTTCTACGGCTTGGTCGTCGTAGTAGTACTCAGGGTTCGCTATGAGCGAATCGATTCGATTCATCTCACAGGAGATCTCTTCACATACTGGAATCTCGCCTCGGATGACTGCATCCCGGAACTGTCCGTAGTATTTTGGTACTGCGGTGTTCGAGAGCATTACTTCAGCAGACTCCCCGGATTACGAGGACGGCGCTTTAGCTTCGGCGAGGGCTTAGTCTGCTTGTATGACTTGGGCTTCTCGATCTGCTTCGGAACCTTCTTGTTTCGAGACTTCTCGATGAGGGCCTTGGTTTCAGATCGAGACTCAGTATTCATCTCGTTCGCTGCGGCCATTGCCTCTTCAGCACCCTCACGAGCCTTCTCTGCGGCCTTCTTCACCTTCTCGCCAAGACCACCCTTTTCGGCCTTCTGGCCAGTGGCTTGCTCGAACGCACTATCAAAGGCAGAACGCATTAGCTTGTTTCCGGCGTACGTCCCTGCCTTAGTGAGAGACCCTTCGAGGATCTGTCGAGTGACCTCACGACCTCGAATAAGGTGGCGGTCGGCCTTGAGCTCCCGATAGCGTTTCTCTTGCTCCAGCCGGGAAATTCTGGACTTGAGCTCTGCGTCGCTGATCTTTCGATAGCCCTTCTTGGCGAACTTCTTTCGGGCCTTGATTTCGGCCTTACGCTGAGTTCGCTCGATGGTCCGTTCCTGGTGTTGTCGATGGGCCTTCTGGACAGCCTTGGCTCCCTTTCGGGTTGCGCTGACTGTCCCGGAGACAGCTTTCGCGGTTCCATGTCCAGCCTTTCGGAGAGCTCGTGCTGTGGCGACACGTCCGGCAGAGGCCTTCTTTCGAATGACGCCCCAATGCATGCCTTTTACGCCATGGTGGGCTAGGACTTCCCCTCCGTCTGGTAGATCAGTCTCCATGCTGCCTCCTCGATCAGCTTCTGGTATGCCGTGACCAAGAAGGAGTTTCCTGGCGGGTCGAACATGAGCCGGACCTTGAGCGAGATGTACGACTTGATGGCCGCTTCATCGTCGACGTCCGGAAAGACAGACCACTGAGATTCCTTCTCAATGATCCCGAGGCATTTTGGCCCCAATTGTGCGAGATCCATCCGTGCGGAGTTGATGTACATCAGGATCTGGTCGTCGAAGGCGTCATATCCCGGGACAATGCCGAGCGCCTTCTTTACGTCTTCAAGAATCGTTCCCATTAGATCCTCCAGGGAGCTTGATCGTTGGGTTGACGCTCAACAACTCGTGGTGTCAACCTCGATCGGTCTCCGAAGTGTATCGCGTTGTGGGTATTCTTGGTTGTCGTGATGAGAAACTCTGGCTCAAGGATGTCTGGATTGAAGTTCTCGAGATCCTCGGGCTGGATTGGGTTCATGTGGTGGATCAGCGGCATGTACTTGATGTCCAAGCCTTCGATTCCGAGATCACAGGCCTCATCCCGAGCCAGAACAAAGTTCCTGACCTTCTTCCACTCAGTTGAGGAGTAGAATCTTTGATTCAGGTACCGATCGAAGCCAAACGTCGAGGTTCCGATTCGCCCATCGAGCGATAGGTAGTCGAAACGCTCCTCGAATGTCTCGAGTCGAGACAGATCAGAGTACGTCCGTAACATCTCCCGCTCCAGAGTATGTACGGAAGGCTTCGATAGCTTCCTTGGCAATCTTCTCGGCTTGCTCTGCACTCACAAGTGCAGTCTTCTTCGCCTCAAGGAGCGCCGTTTCATTTCTCAACTTCTCAACCTCAAGCTGTTCTCTTGTGGAGGCAAGCTTGAGGTAGTGGTTTACCGTTGTTGCCGGCGCAGTCCCCTCCCGAAGCTGCTTCTCAGCGAGCTCAAGCGCCAGATTGATCATCTGCGCCTCTCGTTGTTCCACAGTTCGAGCGGGTTTCGAGGGGGTTGAGGCCCTTTTACCCATAGTTGCTCCTTAGATAGAGGGCGTTTGGGGCCAATTAGGGACTAGATTCTAGGGCCCTATGTGAGCGAGACCAGCAGGAAGAAAGGAGCACACAAAAACTTCCTGTGAGCCCTAGAACCTAGACCCCAATTGGCTTTCCAAATATCCCTCCGGGGAAAATATGGAGGGCGCGACGATGAGGGCGGGGGGTCATTTTGGCGACTCCCCCTCCCCCCCATCAAGGCTCAAGAAAACAAATTAATCTTCAACTTCAAACGTTTGATAGAAGTTTGTTCCATCCATTTGAAGGATTCGATCAATTGTTTTCTCAATTTCTTCAACTTCAAGATTTTCAGTCAAAGAATCTGTCGATGTGCACAGCCTAGCCACCAGCCCACAGGTGTGGTACCCATGGGTGGTGTCGTAAGCAAACCATTCGTCCCAAGAAGTTCTTGGATCGTAAGGATTGTCTACTGTGCTTAGCATCCTAGCCATGATAGACCTCCTGTGTAGAGGCCCTGTGAGTAGTGGTATACCATGGTATGGGCTACCCTACCTCTAGAGCACGGTGTACTGATGATGTTGAGATTCCCAAAGCTTCAGCAATTTCAGAAGCAGTCTTGCCCCTGCTACTCATAGCCTTAGCTCTGGACACCATGCTGGACGATAGCTTAGGCTGAGCCCTTGGTGTGGCTAGCTCTCTCACTACTGATTCATCAGCCAATTCAAGAACCTTGTTCAAGGCAGCCTGTGAGATAGCACCTTCCTGGATTGCTCTCCACTCTTGAGGTGTGATCATGAAAGGCTTCTTACCAGCCCCCGTTCTTGAACGGGCCTCGGCTAAAGCCTGACGGCGTGCCTTTGATAGGCGCTCTTTATCTTTGGCTAATGTTGGATCAGCTTGCTTCTGAGCCCTAACAACGGCGTCTGCCAGGACCTGTGCCTGGCGTTCTCGGGGTTTGTTACGGAGGGCCTCGTTAACTTTTGACTTGAGGGACTTAACCTCAGGGGCATAAGTCTTGGAGGCCTGGGGGTTTTTCCTGACAGAGGGGATAGCTAGTGTAGCCTTCCTTGCTTCATTGGCCATGGCCTTCAACTCGTTAGAGTGGTTGGCATACACTGTCTCAATAGTACTGCCGTCCTTAGAAACCAGGGAGAATGCATCATGAGTCTCGGCTAGCTTCTTAGATTTAACAATACTCTTCTCTGTCTTCCATCCTACAATGGTCTCCCCATCTTCACCGAAGACGGGTTTCTTGTAGGTCTTCCCCGTTTCTTCCCAAACCTTACGGCCTGTCTTCTTATCGATAGGCCCACCCTTTGAAGCAGACCGGGCTTTTCGATCAGGAAGGTAGGCAGTAGAACCAGCACGGGAAATCAGAGTGGATGCCCCACCATTTGATTTACCCTGGTACTTCTTCTTAAGGGCTGGGATTCCGTTGTCAAGCTCCGACTGTTTGTAATTCAGATGGTGTTTCTGCGCATCGATTACAACCATGGAGTGTCGAACTGCCCGGGCAATCTCAGACTGAGTGGCACCTTTGATGGTCATGTCGGTAATCAAGTTTGATACCTCACCCATCTTAAGCTGCTTGTTCTTGTCTGACATCTTGGGCATTCCTTCATACCCAGGGTATGTAGCTTTAGGATCAAAGTCCTTCAGCCCTTTAAGAGCCGGAGAGGTCTTGACCTTACCGCTATTGTTTGGGATACAAAGGACCGAGTCACCGTCGAAGTCTGCACCAGACAGACGTTCTGCAACCTTAGGGTGGATTCCAATTGCGTCTTTAACCTTAGTCCCTATTGCTTTTCTGGCATGGGGGTTTTTATTGTTGACGGTCAATTCAGGAATCTCAAAGCGTCCACCATGAGGATGGCGAACCAGAACAACCTTCTCCCCATGTTTGAAGTTTGGGGCGTAAACCTCCGTGGTCTTCATCTTAGGTACAGGGAGAATGACTTGGCTTGCCTGCCTTGGAAGGGATGCGGCCTTAAGATCCACGGCGTCAGAGTCCACTGAGTCTGCGAAAGACTGCAGCAGTTTCTTCTTGACGGATGGATTCGTAAGAGCCATGATCTCTTCGAACTCAGCACGGCGTTTGTCACGAACTTTCTGCAGCTGCTGCTTGGCAAGAGAGACGGGCTGCTTTGAAAGGAACTGGGAACTCAAGGTCTTGGACCAATCCCCCCAGGTTCCTTCGTCGTTGACGATGTTCATTGCGGACAGCTTTTTCTTACCGTTCTTGTCGGTATAGTGTAGCTGCTTGCGAATGACGGAACCGAATGGGTTTGCGGGATCACCCGTCTGCTTCTTGAGGGCGTCCAGCTTGTTCCCAGTTGGCTTCTTATTGGTGTTGAACCGGAGGTCATATCCCTTAGGAATGTCATCCGAATACATCGCCATACCCTTGAGGTAGTGCGTACCATCAACAGAGATGCGAACCTGGGCATAGTTGGAAGCCCCGAGGGACAGGTCTTTGACTCCTCGTCTGACCTCGATTACGCCGTCCATGTCGGCACCACCCTCAGGTCCATAGCGAACCTTGACCCGCTTGCTTGAAACAGCGGTGGGCTTTTCAATGCCGTAGACGGTACGACCCCCGTCCTCAATATTGACACCGGGGGCTTTAATCTCGCCCCGCTTAGCAAGAACCGTCTTGTAGTCCATTCCTGGAGGAACAAGGACCTTCATTTCGGTCTGCTTGCCGGTTGTCTGCTGGGTGACCTTCACCTTGTGAACGTGATAGCCCTCGGCCTCAAGCATGGCTGTTGCAGTCTTCATCTTGGTGCTTGTGACACCCATATTGACCTCAACACCGAGCCCAACGTCTACCAGACCGTCCTTACCAACCTCTTTCTTGAGCTGTTTGGCCAGAGCTTCAGTACTCCCCGCCCTTTCTTTGAGGGTGGGGTCTAAAAGAGCTCGGACGGAGGACTCGTTGATGCCCATTCGACGGCCAATAGCCGTGTTAGACATCCCCTTCTCCTTCAGTCGGGCCACCATTGCAACGTCAGCCTTACGCTTCTCGTTCTTAGCAATGGATTTCTGGGCTCGAAGCTGGGTGGTGGTCATCCCAAGGCCCTTGGCGATCTCAGTCTCGCTGAGTCCCTTGGCCTTGAGGTCCTTGATAGTCGACAGAAGGTCGCCTGAATGCTGATGGGGGTCTTTTCCAGAGCCCCAGGGATAACGGCCGCTCTTGCGTTTTACGCCGTAGTGGGCCAAATCCGTCATATTAGGCTTCCTCCTCCTTAATCTTCTCGATTATCTTGTCGAAGCTGATGATTGTACCCATAATGGGGGAGATTTCATCGCCCTCGGGGTTTGCGATCAGAATATCATCGTTCTGATAGATCCGGAGCTCGTAATTGATCTCGCCGGGACGCACATCGTACTCGAGGCAGAAGAGGGCGGCGTAAATCATGAGCTGATCGATCTTAGCTGGAGTAACTCCGGTCTTCAAATCGTGGATGCGAAGTAGGCCCTTGTCAAAGGAGATAGCGTCAGCAGTGCCAAAGCAGTTGACCGAGTAAAACAGGACTTGCTCCGGCTCCATCCGAAACCCAATAGCATCGTTAACATAGTTGTTGAATGTCACCTTGTTTCGAGGCATGCGCATCTTCAGACGAATGTGCTCTGCTGCGAGCTCGTGAAGACGGGTGCCTTTTGCTGCGGCCTGGGATGTCCGGAAGGACTCGATCAACTTCTCGGGCGAGTAGTTGAGCCAGTGATACTTACTGGCGGAGAGAAAAGCATGGGCGCCATTAAGCGCAGAGTGATCGTTGAAGTTCATCTAGAATCTCGCTCTCATTCTCGGGGTAGATGAATGCTGCATACGACATGGCGTGCATTGTCCGAACGTAGTGTGCTTGGTTCGGACGGACTGAGGCGTACTCGCCTCGCTTCACTTCAAGGGCCGCCCACTTATCCTTGTAGAGGATAATGAGATCGGGTATTCCTTGAATGTAGTTGGGGTCGTTCTTGAGAACGATGCACCCCGGTAGCATCTTACACAGCTTCTTGATCAGCTGGGCTTGAAACTGAGACTCACGCATAGTTGTGCTCCTCTGGGTAAGCCTATAAGAAGGGATAAGCTTTATCTATTCCTTCTATTCATTATATGCCGAGTTCGCGACCTGGGGCAGGGACACTAGTGGGGGCTTGAGAAAGGGGGGTGGGACAAAAGCCCACTTTTTTCTTTTCTCTATATATATTAAAAATATCAATCAATCAATCAATATGTATAATATAATGGCCCTTTGGCCCACACACCGACTTTTCGTTGAAATTGCAACGTTTTGGGGTGGGCCAAAACTGAAAAAAAAGTGGCCCACTGGCCCATTTTTTTGGCCCACTAACCCGAGCGAGTCACAGAAGTCACATCTGTAACAGCAAAATGGGCCAGTGGGCCAAAAGTGGGCCAAAACTGAAACGCGGTTTTAGGCCCGAAAAGCCCTCTCATTGAAGACTTTTTTCGCCCTCAGCGAACGTTTCACCGCCTCATCGATCGAAGAATCACTCTCAAGGAAGTAGTATTTCAACTCCCTGTAAGGCGTATTCAGTCGGTCGATTCGTCCTTCACACTGCTCGGTGACTCGCCAGGAATAGTTGTAGGACCAGAAGAGAACCGTATCGGTACTAGTACAGTTCCATCCTTCTGCTGCCGAGGTGTACTGACAGATATAGATCCATCGGTCTCCTCCTGGTAAAGCATCGTGCCTATGTCCATTCCATTGCGCCGTAGGCAGTCCAAGCCGAGCTGCAACTGCAAGTATTCGCTCGAGTTCATAGTCGTAATTGTAGAATACGATAACTCTCTCATGGCTTGCGAGAAAGCGGAGGGCTTTGTCTGAACGCCAGTCATTGTCGCTCACTACCTTTCGTAGGGTTCTGCAGACCCCACCTGCATCTCTAAGGGGTTCATTCGTCCAAGGATCCATACGAGTCTTAACAACCCGCTTATACAGCTCTCTGTCATACTCACACGGAATACGTTTTCTCACACGAGTCGTATGACGCTCCACCGGCATCTCCACGAGGATACTCCGCCGCAATCGCTGCAGCTTAGCTTCCCCCACGTATTTCTTGACCTTGGGGTATTTTGCGAATCTGTCAAATATGACGTGGTCATCCATGAACTCAGTCCGAGTCCTGTAGAATCCGTGCGCCATGAATACCGGGAGATAGTCCAACCAGACATCTCCAGGTGTCGCTGAGAGCATAATCCAGGTGTTCCTCTTCGTTATCTTGAGGAACTCCTTGACCCAGCGCCCACTGCCAGAAGCACGCTGCTCGTCAAAAAAGAATACCGCGTGTTCTCGATCCGAGTACTTCCCGATGTTATTCCACGAGTCCACCACAATGGATGAACCAGTGAAAGAACACTCAGGATCTGTACTCAGACCGAGACGCGCAGCTTCTTCCTCCCACTCAAGGGAGTCCCGCTTCTTAGCGGTGGTGATGACGTACAGCGTAGGGGAGCCCTTGACCACTCTCTTAGCCAAGGACCCCCCTTTCTTGAACGAGGCGGCGTTACAAACCGACGTGAGGTACCACGCCAGGCTTGTCAGGGTCTTCCCCGAACCAACGCCACCCGCCAAGATGCTGCCGTTCTGGAGTTGACGCACCGCCTGAATCTGCTCCGGGCGATACTCAACTGTCATTCTATCCGAGTTCCTCCTCCACCTCCGCAAATATGCGGTCCATGGCGTCGTTGTACTCTGCCCACTGCTTCTGTCGGTACTCCCGGATGGAAATACACTCGAGATTGTCAGGGGCGATGTTCTCCCAGTTGCCATCCTTTGGGACGACGTAGTGCTTGTATGGGATCGCTCCGAAGAACGTATACCATACTACATGGTGCGCCCTACAAGAGGAGCTCTGACCATCACAGAACAGATTCACACGGGGCGTTCCACGATGGTCGTACGTGAGCTTCTTGATCTGCTGAGTCCCGCCATGACGAATACGGCCCCGAGTCGAGACCTGGTATCCTTCATAAGCGGCGGGGGCATTGAACCACTCCTCAGTCACACGTGCATCCTCTTGACGTGGTCAAGGAGATACTCAGTGGCGATCTTCCCCTCCCGAACCCGAAGACGGGTGTTCTTCGTCGAGTAGAAGTGCTCAGTCTCACCATCGTAAGCGAATACCAGGTGGAGAAGACCAGAGGAGATCTCAGAGACTCTCTTCAGTTCCTTCTCGACTCCAGCGACAATAACCTTCTTGACTCCCTCAGCACGGAGCTGGTCCTTGATATCGTTGAAGTCTGTGAACAGCGCCTCGACAGGGTCCACAAGCCAGGAGTTGGAGTTATTCTGGTAGATAAACTTCTGGTTCGGGGCGATCTCTACCTTGCGAACGGTGTTGAATGCCCATCGCATTAAGTACAGACTGTAGTTACCGGGCTTCGAAAGATTGGTTCTCATTCCCAGAACAGTATAGAACTGCTCGTCGTACAAGACCACCGTCTCCTTGAGGTTATCGAAGGTGTTCTTGATGTAGAAGTCCTGAAAGTCGATGGGGGCGAGTTCTGTCCAAGGCATGGGATTTCCTTTCCGAATATGACGGTAGTATCCCCGCTTTCCATCAGGGGTAGTGGTGTACTCGAAGTCGAGGGTATCGATGTTGGTGAAGATGATCTTCTCGACTCCGTCATCATTCGGAGCAACAAGAACCTGGGCGTTGTTGTCCTTGACCTCGACGCTAGTCGCCTCGTAGAAGTTTCCATTGCCTCCTTCGATCATGACGCAGAAGTAGTTCTTACCATAGATCGAGTTCAGGAGCATCTTGAAATATGTCCTAGCAGGGATAGTTTCAGTGACAAGGGGCATCATATCATCTTCCTCTTCTGTCTCGATCTTGATTGCAGTCCACTGTGTATTGGGCCGGTACTGAACGAACTCCCATTCTTCAATGTCCTCAACCCATACGTCGTCTTTACCCAGCGGGGCAAGGAACAGTACGGAGCAATCGAATCGGTCATTTGGGTTCAATCGGTAGTCGATGACATCGATGGCGCCACGGTTCGGGAAATATACCGGCATCCGGTTCCCGCACTTACGAGTCTCAGTGATATGAGACAGGAACTTGAACCCCGAGAGAACCCGAGGCTTCTTGTAGAATCCTTCCGTATTCAGTTCCATATCAGTCCCACTTCGTCTGGTAAGAAAGCTGCTTGGTGTGCTTGAGGATCCACCTAAGCCTTACCCCGATCTTCCGGTGATCGCGAATAATGACTGACTTCTTGTCAAGCTGGATCATGATCCTCTCAGTAGGCTTAGAGCCGATCGTAAGATACAGCGAGTCTTCGCCAGTGATCTTAGTCATTGAGTAGACGATATACGGATCGCCACACCACTCGATAACATCCGGACGAGTACCGAGCTTATTCCAGTAGCTGTAGTACTCTTTCCAATTCATCTCGACGAATTCTTCAGCGAAACGAAGAACCTCGCCATCGAAGACGAGGGGGTCTGACACATCAAACAGCTTGCTTCGCCCTTCCCCATCAACGGTCACCAGACGTCGCTTACCTTTGAAAGAAGGAAGTACTTCGGTGATGTAGTGCGTACGTCCATTATAGACTAGAGTCGGAAACATACCGCGGTTCCGAGCATCACGCATATCGATGACACGTGCCTCGATCTCATCGATCTCTACCGGTCCCTTCTCAATATCCCAGTCAGTCATTTTGTCACTCATCCTTCGAATCGATCGTAGAGAAGAAATTGCCGTCATAGTGGAGGCTAGGCCCAATACGGAACATACGAGACATCCGTTGCTCGTTTACAGCTAATATGAGCCACTCTCCGTCATTGTCTTGGCGGAGACTGATGATGTCGTGCAGTCTGTGCTTGTAAACAAAGACCGGCCGGATCCCTCCATTCCGGTTCTCGAGGTACTTATGAAGGTCACTGGGGTCGATAATGCCGGTTTCGAACATGTTAGTGGTCTCGCTCACTTGTTTGACGCCTTTCGCTGTCTCTTGGGAATATCGTACTCGTCGAGAAGGTAGTCCATGAACCTTGCGAACTGCTCAGCGAAATCATCCGCGAGCTCTCGGTTCCGAACCATGGGAATACTTACGAGGAAATTGTAGCCGTTGCCGCTTCCAGCAGAGCTACGAGGCATCACCTTGACATGGGCGCGGAGCTCACGTCGCTGGGGGTGCTTGATGAAGGCTAGGACGATATCCTTACCTGAGATCTTGGGTCGATCGGGGTACAGCTCTGTACGAGGGGTCTTTCCCTCAGCCCGATCCTTCGCTCGAGCCATGGCAAGAGCCTTTGCCTCAGCAGCATCGGCCTCCTCCACGGCCTTACGAATGTCATCAGCAGTAACAATCAGTCGATTCGCCATTGTGTGTCCTTTCTTTTGGCGAACCCCGGGGCCTTTTACAGACCCCGGGGCATCAAATCAGAAGCGGCGCATCTCTCGGATGAAGATCCAGATGAGCCAGAATCCTCCAGTCACACAAGTCAGTGTGATGTCAAGAAGGAAGTTGAAGAATCCGTAGCGTCGCATATCAGGCAGCCTCCTCGCCATCAGCGTACTTGGCGTCGAGCGGGTCCTCGGCGATTGTGACATACATGGTCCCCAAATATGCCTTCACACCGGTGTTACCGTTCGCCTCCCAGACATAGGGATTGATCGTGAGATCGACATTCAGGATCTCGACGTAGTCCAACGAGTCGATCGTCTGCTCGTTGAGGAAAACCTTCCGGCGAGTGATGTTGGGAATGCAGACCACCTTTGGAGGACGTGCTCGGTAAGAGGCCTCCACCTTGAGATACCAGGTCACAGCATCCGGATCATTCCGAGACTCCCGGGACTTTACATTCCAGCCGTCTCGCTGAAGGTCAGGGACCATCTCCTCAGGAATCTCCACACAGAAGGTGCGCTTCGTACCACTAGCGAATGGGCCAGCGGCAGAGAAGTCCTTGAAGAAGATGCGGGCATTCTCAATAGTGATGTTGTTCAGTCGTGCCATTGTGTGCTCCTTAAAATATCAGGCTCGGAGGTCGGGGTGAACAGAGGACGGGCCCATCTCGGCCAGCTTGAGTACTCGGCTGATGAACCGGGTGAGGTTCTTCTTCTGCCGGCACTTGAAGAGGATGGTGCGAATCCCCTCGGCGAAGAGGATGTCTCCGTAGACGATGTCAGGTCGCTTGTAGAAGCTCACCTCAGTACCGTTCTTGAGGTCGAAGTGCATCTGGTCGCTGTATCGACCAACCCATGAGGGCTTGAGCGGGCTTCGCTGGTTCACCCACTCTTCGATGAGGACTCCATCAAATTCATTCGCCTCCTCGATAACGTTACCGTTCAGATCGAATCCGTCGACTGCGCTAGGCTTCTTCTTACCCATGGTGTCTCCTTAGTAGAACTTGATTGCGTTGTTTGGGAACTGGTGAATGGGCCGTTCTGCCAGCTTCATCATGCTGTATATGAAGTCAAGGAACAGCTCGGGGAGTGCGCAAATATGATTCTCTGAGACTGGGTCATACAAGCCACTCATCCTTAAGCTCGAGGTTTGCCGAAAGGACCTGCCGCATGAAGTTGCAGGCGATCTGGTACTCCCGGTGGTTGTAGATGTAGATGGGCTTGATCACCTGGTCCCCTTCATTAATGAAGATCCGCATGATCATGACCTTGTGGACGCTATCATACGTCACAAGGACACTGTTACCATTTGAGTACTGGTGCTCGATAATGTCGATGGAGTTGCAGATGATCAGAACGTCCTCGTGAACGCTCGACTCCGCGTACTCAATACTCCGTCGGAATGCCTCAAAGCAGTCCTTAAGGCTGAGGAACTCTCCTTCGATCGTCAGACGATCCTCGTGTGGTACAAGCTTTCCCATGTGTGCTCCTTTCCGGGAAAGACCTATATCCCTTGTTACGGGATATAGGGTTTGAGATCAGTCTTCGATCTCGATGTGGTTTCGTGCTTCCTTGACAGCGTCAACTGTCTCATCAAAGGTCTTTCCGACCTCGCGCTGGACAATATTACTAGCAGCAACTCCAAGACCCAATCCACCGAACCAAAGCAGAATCTTTTGGATTCCATTTGCGTTCTTGTAGAATGGGCCGAAGAGGCTACTGGCGATCATACCAGCACCAAGGGAAGTGATTCCGGTGATGACGGTCTTTGCAACGGGTAGCATGAGTTTTCCTTTCGAGTAGAGGGGTCTCATTATACCCACAGTTTCCGACGCGACCCCCGGGCCATTTTATAGACCCGGGGGCTTTGTCAGATCATGGCTCAGGTGTAGCTATGCCAACCCTGACAGGTGCTCTGAATCCACCAGGCGTGCCAACGCATGTCCCAGAACGAGAACTTCCAGACCCAGTGTCCGCATTGCATATCAGACTCCTATCACTGACAGATGGTGTTGAACGGGCAGTAGTTGGGGTTGTATCCCATGAAGAGACGCTCGTAGTAGTACCAACGAATCCGGTTCCAAAGCATGAGTTTCCTCCTAGTTGTTCAGAATATGATCAGGTCCAGTTGACTCGTCCACAGCCTGCATCCTGTACCCACATGCGGTACCAGAGGCCGCCGTACAGGTGAACCCAACGCCAGCGTCCGCACATATCACTTCACCTCCTTCTTGTTCCATAGGGATTGAGGACTCCTGGAATTCAACTTGGGTGCGAATACAAGCTCGTTCATGCCATCATGAGTGAACATGTGTGCATCCCAGTCGAACCAGGAGAAGCAGAGAATCTTCCCCTCTCGAGGGCAGGCGATTCTACATCTCCCAAGATCATCCTTGAGGATCCGGGCGTTCCAGTACTTACTGACTCGACCCTCAGGAGAATATACAGTCAAGGTGTAGTGCTCGACGTTGGTTCCATAGATGAGGTGGTCATCAAGAACCGGATCCCGATCCTTCTCGATGGAGAGCTCGGAATATGGATCCCAGCGGTTAACGTACTCAGCCATCAGTCCCAAGACTCCAATCGTAAGGCTCAAGCTCCAAGGGTGAAGGCCTCGAAGTCCCCGTATTCGCTGACCGCAGCCTTCGCAGTGTCAGCAAGACCCTCGAAGTATCCCCAGTCGACCCACTCTTTCCAGTCGTCCGGGTGCGCATTCTTGAACGCTTCGAACTGTACCCACCTGTAACCGGTACTGCCTGATGCGGCATGGTAGTTGCCATCTTTCTCGCGGAGAAGGATCCCGCCTCCACGGTTCACGGGGACGAAGGCGCCGGTCTTACCGACGAACTCCATCTCAGGGTTCTCTTCCGAGCCATTGTTGAGATACAGAGCGGTGGTGACACTCTTGGTTTCCGCCACGTCCTTGATATCAAGCTCCTCCTTCGAGAAGAGCTCCTTGAAGACGTAGGGGTGCTGGAACTGGGCGCCGGTAGCACTCCAGTGTCCGTCACAGTAGTCGACATAGACGGCCTTGTTCACGAGGCACATACGGTCGTAAGTAGCCTCATGCTCGAAGGTGTAGCCGTACTTCTTGCCGAACTCCATGACCTTCTCGATGATCTCGGGAGTGGCCCTCGGGATCTTGATCGAGTCGGTCTTGATATGCGCAACGTCGAAGCCCTGCTCCTGTACGAAGTGCTTGAGGTCTACCATGAATAGCGCACCTCTCTTCGCAACAATATTGTCCACGTTCCGCGGGTCCTTAAACGGATTGGTAAACTTCGCCGCAGTGAGGCCGTACACGGAGTTAATGACGATCTTGAGTGCGAAGGCCAGGGCCTCGTAGTCAACGCCTTCCTCCAAGAAGGGGGCCAGAGCCCCATCGAGCAGTGCTCGGGCAGATTCGTCATCGTGGTGCTTAATCGCTACTCGGGCCTGTTTGATCTCGCTGAAACGCTTAGTGTATCGGTCTCCGAAGAGGTTGAGACACTCGATTGAAGTGGGATGCATGCTCGCAACATCGAGAAGGGCGACGTCGACATAGATCCCTTCCTCGGCGTAGACGTACCCGCCTTCGCCCACTTCTTCGCCGCGGTAGGTAGACTTACCGAAAGAGTACTGATAGCCAGGAAATTGCTCACTGAGATCGGTGTATACGAATTCATCCTGGGGATTCCTGTTCTTCCCGAAGATAATGAACTGACTGTGCTTGTTCGTCGTGTCGTTCGGCGTCAAACCAGACAGCTGGGCAAGCATAAGACGGGCCTGCCAGTCCGCATGGAGGTGGTTGAAGACCTCCTCGGTTGCGATAACATCGTTATCACAGTACTCCGCCACCTCTTCCCAGCGCTCCTCGGGAACATTCTCGTCCCAGGGAAGCCCGAGCTCCTGGTGATGCAGCCCAAGCTCGATCTCCCACTTCTTGAGGGACATCTTGGTGGCTGCGAAGTCGTACACATCGGTGTAGGACAGGTTGTAGGCCTCAACGAATCCGGCAGTGACGCTATTCTCGATGATCCTCTTACTCAAGTCATACAACTTGGCGTTGTTGAACCCAAGTGTACGAGCGTAGAGAATATGATTGTCATACTTCCGGCAATTGAAGCCGATGAGACGCATTTCACAGAGGGCCTCGATCTCCTCGGGGGTGGGGTTAATCATCCGATGGACCACCGGATTATCTTTCACCTTCCAGTTCACAAGGAACAGGTTCGGGAAGACCTCAACATCGAAGAACACCAGCTCATCTGACGGGAACCCGACGACATTTACCTCGGGATCCTCATTGGTGAACGGCATCTCCATCACGGTCTTGATGGCTGCGTCTGCCTGATGCGTCGAGTTCATGGCGAACGCGAGAATACGCGGCTTCAGATCCTTGACGTCATAGATCATGTTCTGATCCTGGGCGTCTCGGAGGATCTTGGCAATGAAATCGATCGAGGGCTTCGTCGCAGGATGGATCTCCTTGCGCAGATTCCGCTCGATCAGTTCTCTCAGCTTCTTCTCGTTCGCCATGGTGGTTTTATTTATCACCTTGCGCTCCTTAAGTGGCAACCCCTCCGAAATATGAGCTACCGGGATGTTGTTGCAGTGCGTCACCTTCCGCCTCAAGGATGAGTCTCCTGTGAAGACCTTGATCTCAATGTCCTCATCGTAGAGCCTTGCCAGTTCGGTAGGGTCACCATCGTAAATATAGTGGAGATGGATACCGTTTCCACCCTGGCTAGTCTCTGCGTAAGTCGGGGGCCACTTCGAGGCTTCTTGAAGATTGCGGTTCAGGTCCTTCTTACCATCTGTCTTTATGTCGAAGTCAATTACAATATGGTTCTCAGGTACCTTGACGTAGTGGACTTCGTGGGTGTCGATGTCCTTTAGATGAGTGCGAACGTTTGCCCATCTGAATTGCGGAGTTCCAGAAGGCCCTGCTTGCTGAGCCGGGCACTCCATGAGGACCTCGTCGAGAAGGGACTCCTCCTGGTCGAGGTCGAGGGAGTATGGTTCTTCAGGCTGTGGTTCAAGCTCAGGGGCATCGATGAGATATGCCCTGAACCCTGAGTACAGGCTTCGAAACCGATTTCCTCCTTGTCGAACCCGCTCGTGGAATTCGTCAAAGTAATCTCGAAACTCCTCTCGGAATAGGTGCTTGCTCTTCGGGTACGGGATATTACTTTCGGCGCAGTACTCCTTATACATCTTGTACGCCATGTTCAAGGTCACCTGGTCCTCCTCCTTGAACTGGAGGTAGTTCTCGGCAACAAAGTTGAACACGACGTTAGTGTTCATCATCATCTCTTGAGGCCGGTACCCATCGTAGTAGTGCTTACCAAGACTGCGATACACCTCAAGGCAATGATTCGCGATCTTTCCGAGCTCATCCCGGATCCGGGTCATGAGAGTTTGATACTCACTGATATCCAGTTTGTCCCCTGTAGGGGAGATGTCGATAAGTCGACGGATGATACCGGACTTGGAGTCTGTGATCTTAACAGGCTTGTTAGTCCCGATGAACAAGATCGCATTAACTCGCTTGGGAAATCGTCGAACGCCCTTCTCATTGATGAGAATGGTCTCGTGAGCGACGATGCTGTTGAGGAGCCCGTTGGATTCGATCCGCGATAGGTCTCCATCTTGGTCGATGGCCACGAGCGAACTCTTGGCGAGAGAGCTGGTCGCGAACTGATCTGACTTGGATCCAAGAGCTCCCGCATCGAACGTAGTTGTGTAGCCTTGGAAGAGGAGCTCCAGAATATTGAGGATGGTGGACTTTCCAGACCCGGGAGGACCATACAAGACGGCAAATTTCTGAATCCTCTTAGAGTCTCCAGCCACAATGGAGCCGATGATCCACTCAAGCTTTCGTCGAGCATCCTCGTCATATAGGACTCCAACAAGTCTTCCCCAAGCGTCCGGAGTGCCGTCCTCCAGTGAGTATGGTAGTCTTGCGGTTGCATAGTCTTCCTTTCTAGGCTTACTATCCGCAAATATGAGCTTCGAGTTAAGCTCCTGACCATTGTCGGGAAGCCTGGACTTCCATGTCTGGAAGCTGGTCCATAGTCCGTTGCTGTAGTTGGACAGGGGTTTCACAACGGTCTCGAGCTGCCCGTTGAGTTTCTTCTGGTGCTCGAAGAGGGACCGGTCCACAAACGTAGCGACGTCAAACTCGTCTGTAGACCAGAGCCCCTTCTCCTCATCCCATATGGCTTGGAAGTCTCGCCCCTGAATGAGAATATCCCTCGACCGTCCGACGAGGAACTCAGGGTAGATTTCCACCTTTCCACTTTTAGTGGTACGCTCGCAGATTCGGTAGAAATCCATGAGTCTCCTTTACATATAGTGTTCATTTGCGTAGGCATTCATCTGGGCCCAGAGTTCTGCCTTTCGCATATCACGCGCGCCGTGCAGGGGAATAGCACGAAGAGGGAACATGGATCCGTGTCCCAGCTTCGTATAGTCCCGGGCATTAATCCGCTCGAGGATAGACTCTATCTCTTCCTCATGGCGGGGGTTGAATAGTGCCTCGTCAGTGTAGTCATAGAGGCCACAGTTCTTCACCATTTCCCAGAAGTACCATTCCAAGGAATATGGCGTATCATCATCCTCGAGCATCATGTCCATACGCTCGGCCAAAGCGATGAACATCTCGAGCATAGAGCATTCCTGCTCGTTCAGCCACACGTAAGACACGTCGGGGTTCTCCCGAGTGAATACCTTACGGAGCTCAATACCATCCAGTGCACGGTTGATGTCGTTCGCGATCGTCACCTTGAACGGCGTCTGGTGCATGATCTCGAGTAGACTCATGAAGGATTCCTCGGGGGACTCGGCGATGCGAGTATCCCCCGTTCGATCCACAAGCCACTCGAAATATGAGTTATCCGGTGCTGCCTCGATCATTACTCATCCTCGTAGGGCTCAACTCCGAGGACAGAATGCTCATAAGACTCGTCAATGAGAGTGATCTCAAAGTCCGCGTGGCGGCTCATGCTTCGGACGTAGATGATGGAATCGGATGCCGACACACCCGAGATGATGTTGTCGAACCACGATGTGTTCGCAAGGGGGATGCCTCGATTGTCGGCGAAGACGTCATCCTCCATGTAATAGGTCAGCTCGACATGCTCTTGGTGGTTAGGAGCATTGTACTCTGCCTCAGTGATCTGATAGGCCTCGAAGTGCTGCCTATCGAGAGTGCGCTTGGTTACTTCCTCCTGGTCGGAATCGTCCACAGGACTCGGAGAGTAATCCACAACAGACTCCTGCACCACTGGTCCAGGTTCCGGTTCACTACCCTCTGGATCAGCGCCCTCTCCCACCTTCTCTTTGTGCTTCGACTCAGCAATTTCAGCCAGCTCCTTGTTGATCTCGATTGTTGCTTCCTGGAAGTCTCGCTCGAACTTGCGAGCAAGTACGACATATACGCCCACTCCGCCGGCGATAACTCCGGCTCCAAATGCGAGTACTCGATCAAGCATATTCGCCTCAGATCTTGTCGTACATCACGCCGTCGACGTTGAAGTCAAGCGCCCACTTGGTAACAGTACGACCCTTCTCGTCCTCACCCTCGAAGGTCCCCTCAAAGATGTTGAAGTCGACAAAGTCGTCGCCGTTACCCTTGACCCAGCCAGTCACAGAGCCAGCTGGAGTGTGGGGGAACCCGAGCATCTTGTAGACCTCGTTGAGGAAGATGTGCCCACGAGTCTGGAGAATATCATTCGCATACTGCTGCTGGCACTTGAGGTGCAGCATAGAAAGGTCCTCATCGGCAGACCAGTTGTTGTTCGTCTCGTCGAAGATGACCCCATAAGGCGAGACTCCGTCGACGGCAGCAATAGCCTCCATTGTCAGCTCGTTCTTGGTGAGGTCCTCCTCCGCAGTGGAGACGAGCGCGTCGATCACAGCGTCCTTACCAAACTTCGACTCGACCTTCTTCTTGTAGGTCTTGAAGGCCTGGTCGACAGCCGCATATGCAGCAGCCAGAGAGGCGTTCCGCTTGAGCATGATACCATGTCCAGTAGCCAGTGAGACGATGGACGCCGCACCGAGAATCATGGCGGGGGCATAAAGCTTCGCCAGCTTGGTGGTCATTCGGGTGTAGAGGACAACCTTATCGTGCAGGGCGTCCTTGTCCTCGAGCTTACCAGCCTCGTGAGCCTCGTGGACCTTGACGAGAAGAGCAGTCTCCTCAGCAACAGTCTCCTCGACCTTCAGCGTGGCCTTGGAGGCGAGAATGGTGGTGCCGATGAACCCAGCGGTTCCGGCAGCGGTCAGGATAGTCGGGGCATGCTTGCTGAGCACCAGCCCAGCGCGCCCAGCGAGACGGGTAACAATTCCAAGATTCATTTGATACGTCCTGCTTTCTTGAGTCGGAGGTAGATGGCGATTGCCTGGTCGTCTTCCATGCGTTCAACACGGCGACGCCACTTGTCTGAGTATGGGTAGGCGGCGATAAGCTCTAGCCGCACTTGCTGTGGATTCATCGTGAGTTAATGTGATCCGGTTTCGGGAGCTGAAGCATGTAGCCTCGACGGCTACGGATCACCGACATGTACCGGGCCGAAGTCCAGCCCCAGTTCTCGTCAGTGTATTCTGTAGTGATTCCGCACAAGTCGTACAGGTCCGCAACGGTGGCAAGACCGTATTCCTCGATGAGATCTCCGAGTCGGTCGATAACGAGATAAGCCTCGTCTCTGGACTCAAGTTCGATTTCCGAGAAGTCATGGTAGCGACGGGTACGAGGTGAAGCATCTCGTCGGTTGCCTGGTGCCATGCCTGGTCGAGAGTACGAGCCGTAGGAGACTCTGGAGGTTGAAGATCCGCCGCGTGGGCGAGGCGAAGACTCTCCGAAGAGGAGACGCTCCACGCCCTGCGAAACCAGATCGGAGAGTGTGTTCTTAATAGCTGGGATCGCAACGTCGTAAAGTAGATACTGGCCAACATTCTCAATATCCTCTCCGACGAAAGCTGCTACGGCCTTCGTACCAAAGCTCTGCTTCTTCTTCGCTCCAGGCTTTGAGGTCACCTGCTCGATCTTCTTGCGCTCAGTGGTCTTGCTGTTGGACGGTAGGTTGGGACGGATTGGTGCATTCGCCATAGTGGCTCCTTTAAGAGAGGTGGGGGCCCCAGATTTCTCCAGGGCCCCCAAATATATCAGAGTGCGTCGATCTCCGCCTTCTTCGCATCCTCCTCAAGCTGCTTGTACTTGGGGTCGTTCATGACGGACTTGATGACGCTGGCGGGCATGATGCCGTCGTAGAAGGCCTTCACCACGTGAGGCTTGTCCATGAGCTCCTCGAAGAATGCCTCGTACTCGGGGCTGTTGAGGAAGGACTCCTTGATGACGTCGTTCTTGACGAAGCGGTCGCCCTGGCGCTCGCCATAGGCAGACCCCACGAGGTCGTCAATGTACCGGATCATCGTGAGGCGGTCCTCGTTGTCAGTAGCCACCTTGAGCATCTGCTCGAAGGACTTGACACCCTCGTACCGGCTGATGAACTCGAAGATCTCTCGACGGGAGAGGTTGAAGTAGAGCTTCTTGGTGGTGGGCTCATCGTCGAAGAAACCCTTAACGCGGATGACGTGAGTGAACATGTGTTGTTTCCTTTCAGTTGATCTTGAAGTAGTTTTCCTTGGGAGCGACCAAGAAATCGATTGTCAGGACAGGCTCCCCCTTCTCGGTAAGGAGAGACCCAAATTCCACACTGAGGGCGTTGGGATCAGACCATCCAACAAGCTCACCGGCGGACACTGGCGGAAGCCCAAGTCCGGCGTAGAATTCGTTAAGGGAAGCGTAGCACTCTGAGTTGAGCTGTCCGTTGATGTTGTTCTCGATTCGGCGAATGGTTTCGATGTCGGATTTGAAATACCTCCCCGAGAAAGTATCGTAGCACAGAACATCTCCTGATGAGGCCACAATGACAGTCCCAGGTTGTGGTTGACCAGCCTCCTGAACCGATTTCTCTGCAACGCGGGCCGCAACCTTCTGTACGTCCTTCGGTTTAACCACGTCCGACACCGCCTCGCGATATCGTCTAAATGCAGCCTCTGAACCTGAGTAGGCCAGCGCAAACGCCGCTCCACGAGCATACTGGATACGGTTTGCCGCGACAATCGATACCAGAGTTGCAACCCCTGCGATGGCCGGGGGAATGTACACCCGATAAGATATTGCGAACTTCTCCCGCCAGGAGAGGTCCTCCGGCGACCGGAGGTTATCTTCGCAATAATCGGCGATCCGTTCAATCGCGAGCGTCGTAGATTTCGCCGTGAGGATGGCAGTAGTGACGGTCCCAATGCACGCGGAGGCTGCGAGAATCGCCGGCGCGTTTGCCTTGATAAATTGCGTACAATTGTTCGCATTGATCACTTGTCCTCCTTACTCAGATATGCGTCAACTTCCATCCTCACGAGAGACTGGATGTCCTTACGAGTCAGAGTAAGCGGGTCCTTACTGTCTCGATAGGACTTGAGCCATGTACCGATGAGAGCCATCAGCTGTGTCCAGAGAATGCAGATTGTAAGGGCGCCAAGAATATACAAGGTCCACCAGATGATGTTCATGAGTGCTTCCTTTCCAGCTTCTTGAGCTTGGGTGTCAGTTTCCAGTTCTGTGGATTATTGACGCAATCCACGATGTAATCCGGCGTAAACTCCCAGATACCATTCTCCTTAGGGAAGTGCCGGAAGTCAATTGAGTCCGCCGCCATTCGTCGGAGGTACTCTCGTCGTCCATCTCCTCGTCGGAAAGCACGAGACTCTGCTGTGACTCCATCAACACCGAGATAGAGTACGGACAGAGCGTCTCCCGTGATAATGTCAGCATGTCGAGCCAGGAGCTCCAAGACCCCTCCGACTGTGAGGATGACGACTCGATTAGGGCGGGATGTACTGCGAACGAGTTCTTCTCGAGGAACTCCATATCTCCATCCTCGGAAGGTCTCGACACACAGGAGATCGCCTCTTGCCTCCCATTCAGCAAAGCTTTGATCCTTGAGGAAGTAGTAGGAAGATAGGTCCTCTCTCATACGCTTAGGTCGAGTCGTTGCGGTACGTACTGCATGGTATCCCTCATCGTTCACCAGCTCTTTCTGGAATGTAGACTTGCCTGAGCAACTCGGGCCGAGTAAGACTACTAGCATGTGTGCTCCTTTCTAGTTCGACAAAGCCTATACCCCATGTCGGGGTATAGAGCTGGATTACCAGCGGTTGAGTCGGTTGTCACGACGCGTGATGAATCGCTGCTGAACCGTCAGAACGTGCTTCATACGGTTGTTGGCGCCCCTGCCGATAAAGCAGGATGCGAGAACAATACCGAGGATGAAGGTCACGGTCTTGATGGTCGAAACGAGAATGCGGGTCATGATGTGTCCTTTCAAACGAGGGGTTTCATAATACACCCCGTTTTTCTCGCGGACTACATATGGAGTGTCAGTCCGACCCCAAGTAGAGACACGATAACAAGGCCCACCATAAGCCCCGTCTTGATGAGAATTCCGAGTCCAAGAGCGATGATGATAAGTACGCTCGTGATGAGGAGTGCGCATATAGCCGCAAGAGTCCAGTCATTCATGTTCATCCTTAGCAGTCGTCAGCGATCATAAAAGTGTATCCGCAGACAACCATCCCGCAGATACCGACTACAGTCTCAGTAAAGATCTTCTCAGACAGAGGCGCAGAGATCTTGTCCCAGACAAGGTATCCGAATGCTGCGAAGAAGATTGCAACCATAAACGAGGCTAGATACTTCATTTCATCATCTTTCTAATGTTTCGGAGTTCTATCCATATAAGCATGAGCATACCGTATATACCAAGCCATTGCCCAAACTCCATAGTGTATCCTTTCTCGAGAAAAGCCTATAACCCAAGTCGGGTTATAGGTGAGAGTTCAGTCGTCAGAGTCTTCGGACTCGACAGCGTCGGCCTCGTCAAGGTCGTCGTGCTCAAGCTCTTCGGGCTCTTCGATCTCCGGCACCGAGCGAACTGCCATGAGTGTGAGTGCCGCACCAGCTGCGAGAACAGCGGCGCCTGCAATCAACTTCTTGGAGTTGCGCTTGATGGCGGGGACGATAGCGTCCTTGTTGAACTTGAACTCAACGATCTTGTCGTCGGTCTCGACGGTGTTGTCGTTGGTGTCCATGGTGGTTCCTTTCGAGTAGAGGGGTCTCATTATAGTCATAGTTTTTTACGCGAAAGCCTATACCCCAAGTTAATGGGGCATGGCTGTAGACTAGAGCTTGGAGTGGATGGGATACTTTGCCATCTCTTCTTTGCGCTTAGCCTTGTCAAGCTTTTCCTGGAGAATCTTATTTCTACAAGCAAGCATGTCGACTCTACACTTGAGAGTGAAGGTCTGGTGCTTTTGCTCGTTATAAGCAATCCCATAGAAAATCGTGAGCATGGTTGTTAACGCTAGAGCGATGTAAAGCATGGTCTTTCCTTTCGTAGGTCTTCAATATAGGGTAGGTTTATGTCGCGAAAAAAAAGAAAGCCTAGATCCCATGGCGGGATCGTTGGCTGTGAGATTAGTAGGGATCAGATTTCACGGGTCTTCTTGCCGAAGATTTCGCCGATGATCAGCAGGGCGCTGAGGATGACGAAGGGGAGGGCAATGAGAACAGCGAGGGTGAACATTGTGGTTCCTTTCTAGGGTCTTCATTATACCATGTGTTATTTCTGCGACTCCTGTGACTAATGTGACTAAAAACATAAACGCGGGAAAATTCGGCGAAACCTTAGATCCCATGCCGGGATCTAAAGTCTTGTCAGAGATAGAAGTGGTCGTACTCAGTCGAGCTCAGTCCAGTAGCAGCAAGCTCCTCAGCGTAGTCGAGGGCAGCCTGTGCAGCGGCGGGAGAGAGGTTCATGAGAGTGTCCTTTCTATGTCAGGGTTTCATTATACTCTCCGTTTTTCTCGCGGGCAAAAAAGATAAGCCAAGCCCCCCATGCGTATAGCACAGGGGGCCTGACGAATCTCAGAAGGGTTTGACCTTCATGATGAGTCCGAATGCCTTCGAGCTGACGACAGCAAGTCGCTCGTATTGGAGGACGGCTAAGATACCGGCCATCGAGGTGACTGCACCAAGAATTGCGTCCTTGCTGAGCTTCTTACTTTCGCCAAGAGCTTTGGCTTTTGCAAGAGTCTCAACATTGCGAACAATGGTGGTGTAGTCATCCGAGGCAGGATCGTGAAGCTCGGCATCCTTCAGAGCTGACTCGATGGTCTGCTGAATGGGGTCGGGGTTCTTCATAGTGGCTCCTTTCTAGGGTTTCATAATAGGGCAGGTTTTTCTCGCTTAGACCTGCTTGACGTCCAGCGTCACCTTGCCATTCCGGAGCATCTCACCGACGCCCTGGTCGAAGGTGGCGTGAATACCCTGAGACTCGTCCACGTGAAGGGCCCCAGAAGGCTGGGTACCCGTATACTTGTTCGAACTGACGCCCAGAAGCACACCCAGGAAGGTGTCAATCGCAGCAATCGTCCCAGCAACCTCAGTCGGGTAGGGAAGGTGCCACAGGGCTGCCAGAGTAACATAGAGTGCAGAGGTAGCCGGGAGGGCAACCAGAGCAACCCACTTGAGGATGTCGTAGGACTTGTTCGTCATCTGTTTCTCCTTGAGGCGCTTAGCCATCTTGTTTCTTCTTTGCGGGAGGTCTGGGAGTGGGGACGATTGGTAGGCGCTTGACCTCATCGACAATCCTCTCAGCGAGACCATTTCCTCCGAACTCGGAGTAGGGCTCGTAGAGGTACTTCATGAAGTCCTCATACTCATCGAGTGTGAGGTATCCTCGGTGAAGATACATCTTTCCGACATAGACGATGCGGTCATGCGCCATACCAAGCAGCAGTTGGGTACTGGCTGACTTCCTTTCCCCGCGCTTCATAATCCATGCCCAGATCCCGGACGAGCCCAGCACCGAAAATACGATGGCCAGGCTCATGTCCAGGACTGGATTCAGACCGAAGTGCTGCATGTCATCCAATCGCGAAGTAGGGACGGACGCCCTGCTCCGAGGTATAGGCCGCGGTATACTCCGATGCGTCAGTACCCACATAGATCGAGGAGTTCGTCGTAGCGATGTCTCGAGTCCAGTAGTTACTTTCGCAGGCGATGTAGTTCTTGGCCAGCTCGAAGATCGGGAAGCGCCCGATAGCAAGGTCCCCTCGCTGGAAGTCGTGCCTTGAGATGGCCTGACGTCCGAAGATCATGTCCTCAGTCATGAGACCAGCCGTGTGAGCCAGCCAGTCCGAGCTAGTGATCTGCGAGAGGTTGTTGTAGGAGGTCGGGAACTTCGTCAGCGGCTGAAGAACGTTCCCAGTACCGAATGCGCCCTGAGCCGTGGAGATGGCTCGGTTCAGACCAGTTCGGCCGATCTCGAACGAGGTGAACGCCGTCGGGATGTTGTTCGTGTCGTTGTATCGGCTCGTGTAGAGGGGCTGATCAGGAAGGACGATTACATGGTGACGGAGGTACTTGGGGTAGCCGATTCCATAGAAGTAGTCGAACGCGACAATACGCCAAGTAATACCGTTGATCGAGAAGTAGTCGCCCAGGAACATGTTGTCGAATGTTCCATTTCGGATCGACGTGAGATACGGGTTCACGTTGTTACCAAGGGACCCCCCTCGGAACAGAGAGTTGTGAAGACCCGCATTCCCTCGGCTAGCGATCTGGAAGAGGGTGCTAGCGTTGTTGAGAGCGGAGTTGATATTAACCAGCTTGCTCTCGTTGGTCCCGACTCGAGACTCGACGTTGGCGATCTTTAGATTCTGAGCGGTGTCAGAGGCCTTCAGGTTGGCGACCTCAGTCGCGGTGTTCCCTCCAGCCTGAGTCAGTGCGTCTCGAACGGCCTTGAACCAGGTGTCAAACTCGCCCTGCAACTTATTCTGGAGCCCCGCAAGGTCGATCGTGTTCGCCGGCCCACCGATGTACGGGGCGCCATTAGATCCACCGTACCCGACTCGAGAGGAGACATGCTCCGGAGAGATCTGTCGAGCAGCCTTGAGTACTCGGATGTTGGCGAGTACCATGTACTTCTTGCCCGGGGTGTCTGTCGGCAGAGGAGCCTGTGGGCTACCAGAAGCCTGACCGGTCAGTACCTCGAGTCGAGCGGCTCGGACGGCCTTGTTGTTGTCAACAGACAGCACAATCGAGTCAATGCGGTCCAGCGAGGCGTGAGCGGCACTGATGGACAGCTTCTCGTCAGCGGTATTCTCCACCCAACGGCGGTTCAACCAGGCCTTGCCAGATCCGACATATACGGCCATCTCGTTGGTCCCTGGGCGAACCAGGAAGTGGTAGCCGACATTCGGGAACACACCATCCGAGATGATCCCGTCAAACAGGGCACCGAACTGCTCGGCGTCGTAGACACGGTCTCCGTTAACTGAATTGTAGAAACCACTAGATAGAGGCATTTGCGAAATCTCCGTCTCGAGGCTCGATCACGATACCGGGCCCCTTTCGTAGGTAGTTGAGACGGAATGTGTCACCCGTCCACTTGTTTCGAGAAGCCATCGAGATGGCAGGCGTCTGCGAGAAACCGCTGTCGGACCAGGACTCAGTCATCTCAGTGAGCTGGGCCTCGATGGGCTGTGCGCCGTTAGTGGGGGCATAGTACATCACATCCCCACAGACGAAACCCTTGCGGTACTCCACGTTCGAGAAGTTGTCAATCTTACCAGACATGACGCCCAGTGGATTATACTTCGGGAACATGGCGTCCAGAACCCAGTATGGATACCACATCTCAGTCAAGGCCGAGACCATCTGTTTCTGAGCTTGAGTCAGAGCCTTCCAGTCCTCAGCTCGGTATGGCTTGTGGACCTGGGTGTTGTTCCACAGGGCCTCTCGACGGTCTACACCATCACCATAGCGGAGTCGGTGCTCCCTACGGTGAGTAGTACCATCAGCAATCCAGTTCTCATTCAGCTCGACGTCGCCGGAGTCGAAGACCTCAAAGACGACATTCTTCGAGTCGAGGATCGAATACACAGCCTTGAAGTCTGTGAAGTTCTCGTTCTTGTCGGAGAGAACAATCGTCTCCACAAGACGAGGATGCCGTACATAGGTGTGGAAGTTCCCCTGCTCCCAAGTAACCTTGTAGTAGAGAGGGTACCCGTTTGGCTTGCAGGCCTGGAGGATCTGCCCAAATGGCTCATTAAGAGGACACCGGTCCCAAACGACCCACTTACCGTCCTGTAACTTCTGCCCAGTGTCGTTCACATAGGCGTATTCACTGACCTCAGGGTCTGTATGGAAGGTCCATCCAGGAAGTGCTCGAGAAGCTCCAGCAGCCGCCCCGAGGTGGTTGTTGGCCATCTGCTGGGCGAACAGCTGAGCATTGAACTTCTGCTGAGCATCGGGCTTGATGAAGGTCTTGTGCTCCAGGACCCGCCAAGTGTAGACGCTCTCAAGAGATCGACCGGAGTAAGTGTGCTTGTAGCTACCGTTGTTCTGCTGCTCAATGGCACAGGTCTCGATGACCATCACAGTATCCGTATCGTCCCTCGAGATGAAGTTCCCAAGGCGGTACATAGGCACAGAGTCAGTCGTGAAGACTGCCAGCTCGAACTGTCCGAAGTCGTAAGCCCTCTCGGTCCAGTTCAGCGAGATGAAGTCGTCTGGAATCTCGCGTGTGTCCTTCCAGTCCAGACGGTTTCTGTAAAACAGATGCATTAGACGCCCCTATACAAGGTCTCGTATTCGATAGAGATATCCATGTCGTTGGGGTTCCCGACGAACTGCAGGCCAATAGTGTTGTTGCCCGGGTGGAGCTTGATCCATTGACTCTTGATATCGAGAACACCGGTGATGAATGACTCCTTGCCTCCAGCAATGTGCTTAACAGACTTCTTAGCAGGCCGAGTGTCGATGACAAGCTGCTCGCCTCGATAGAAGTCCTTGACCTTGTTGATGATCATCGCTTCGTCATAGGTCTGATTGATCACGGTCAGGTTAGATACGTTGCCGTTGAAGGAGAAGGTGATGACAACGCCTGTGTCAGCGTCGCCAAGGTAGTTGATGTCCTTACCAGACGAGTTGGACATGTCGCCGAAGATGAGTTCCTTGGGATTGTCCGCAGACTTGAATGGGAACTGGAACAGAGGCGTGACGTCGTTGAATCCAACAAGACCCGCGATGGACGGGGAGTTGGATCGCCAGTAAGGGTCGATAGCAATCAGTGAGACACCGATCTCCTGCCTCTCGGTGAAGATGTTCGGCTCTACTGATTCGACGATCATACTGGACTTGACGGCCACCTGATCAGTAACCACACCGAAGGTTACTGTTTCCCCGACTGGGAAGTAGTGGTAGATCTTTCGGCGCTCAGTCTGGATGTCTTCCCCGACGGGGATGAGGGTGAGAACCACATTACGAGTCCCCACCCTCGCCCCCTTCAGGAATGCCCCATCAATCAGCGCATACCGCTCAAGACTGAGTTCCGTCTTGACCGGGCCAAGACCGGTGATCTCCTTGACTGCGATACCCGAGCTCCAGGGGTCGAATAGATCAAGATTGAGGGATTCGCCCCCCTTGGTGAGAGATGAGACTTCGGTGATCATACAGTCAACGCGTCCTTTGCCATGGCCAGCTGCGTCTTGGTGTTGCGGTAGATGTCCGCAGCGTCAAGGGCTTCTGGCGAGTTGTTCGTCTGGTTGAAGGTGATGTTTGTGGTGCCATTTTGACTGTTCTTGTCGTCGAACTTGGCGTCCACAGGAATTGTAGGCCGTGCACCATTCGCTGCGCTGAGCGTGGTGCCGATTGCGGGCATTAGGCTGTTGATTCCCTTTGCCTGCTTCTCCATCTCCTCGAGATTGAGAACGGGCTTGACCTCGGGCTTGTAGGACGGGTCTTCCTCGATGAGTTCGTTGACCCCCTCGAGTGCCTGAGACAGAGCCTCATAGGCAGTCTTACCCATTCCCTCGCTGGCATTGGCGATGTTCTCGTGCTCAGCCCGGATACCGATAGCGAGACCCTCGCCCATGAATCCACCAATAGTCTTCATGAGCCGGGAAGGAGAAGCAATACCCAGGTAACTCTTCATCTTAGAGATACCGTTCTTGGCGCCCTGGACCAGCTCAGAACCTATCTTCCAAGCCTTGGATGCGAGTCCACCGGTGACACCATCGATAATGGCCCAAGCAATCTCCTTACCGACTTGGCGGAATCGAGCCGAGTAGTTGTTGATCGCATCACGGATACCCTCAAGGAACTTGAGGATGGTCCATACGGCCTTATCGATGATTCGCCCAGCATTGTTACCGATACCATCCAGGAAGTTGACAATCAAGTCAGCACCAGCATTGATGATATTCTGCATGTTATCAGCAATGCCCTGGATATACTTGGCTACCGAGTCTGCGCCCTTATAGCCGAACTCATAGGCGTGGTTGTCGATCTCAGTAAGTAGTGCCGAGATCAGTGTGAAGATCGCCTCGACCACGAGTGGGGTGTTGTCGATAATAGCTTGCAGCATTGCTCCTATGAGCTTAGACATGGCTACACCAAGCTCAGGGGCTTTCTCGCCAAGGGTAATGATGAAGTTGGCGATAGCATTAGCCAAGTCGATCGCCAGCTGAGGTAGGATGGCGCCCAGTTGCTGAAGGCCTTCGGTAAGCACCAGGAATGCTGCTGAACCAGTAGTGGCGCAGATACCAAGGACTGCCGCAAAGGCCGCCAGACCGATCGAGATCGGGAGAAGAGCCAGACCGAAGGCCAGCAGAACTGCCGTTAGGAGGATCAGACCAGGAGCGACCATCTCGGCTACCCAAGCTGCTGCCAGAAGGACGATGAATCCACCAGCCAGAGCAACGAGACCTATCGCAACCTGCATCCAACTAAGCCCGCTGAGTCGTTCCATGGCGGCAGCGAACATCATCATGCTTAAAGAGCCGATAGCCAGGGCAATAGCGCCTTCCTTGAAGGTGTCGGCAGCGGCCATAGCAAAGACCAGAACTGCCAGTCCAGCTGCTAGAGCAATCATGCCCTGGGCCAGCTTAACGATGTCCATACTTCCAAGAAGGTATACTGCCCCGACAAGGGCCATAATTGCAACCGACATTGCTAGAATAGCAGCTGCGCCTCGCCCGCCGCCTCGACCCGCGATATTTGTCGCTACTGACAGCACCGAGATCAGAACGGTAACGGCAAGAGTACCCTGAACGAGTCTCCCCGTATCCATAGAGCCAAGCAGGTAAACAGCAGCAACAAGAATATTGACCGAGACCGCTAGCCCGAGCAGGATTCCAGCGCCCTTAGCCATGAAGGGGTTCTGGCTCACTAGTTGCATAAATCCAGCAAGTGTACCAATGAGGAACGTTAGAGCGACGACGCCCTGTAATGCGGTGCCTAACTTCATCGAGCCCAGCATATACACTGCTGAGGATAGAAGAATACACGCCACCGCTAGACCCATTAGGAGAGTCGCGCCTCGTTCAACACCCTTCATGTGTGTTGTCTGCTTCAGGAATTCCGCCAGGGATCCGAGAAGCATCTGCATTGCAAGTACCCCGACAATTGCACCCTTAACATCCATACCGGCAAGGATTCGTATAGCAACCGCCATAAGGATCAATGCCGCACCAAGTGAGATAAGCAGCCCCATGATGAGTGGCGCATGCTTCTTGAATGCCACCATCTTACCCATAGACTCAATCATATCATTGAGCATGTTGAATAGAATCTTCATCACACCAAGAGTGATCAGAAGCTTCGGTGCGGGCACAAGTGACATTACAACTAGAGCCCCAGCAAGAACACCCAGAGCGATAGCAATAGTCAGAAGTGCCTTAGCCTTAAGTCGCTCCTGGAATCCCTCAAGCACCCCTCCGAGTTGGTCAAGAACATTACCAAACTTCTCGGCAACGTCTCCGATCTTGTCGAAGTTCTTCTTGAAGGAGTTAATCCACCGAGTGAACGCGACCAGAGTTCCAGCGCCAATCGCCCCAACAAGAATCTTACCCATATCATAGGACTTGAGATTCTCGTTGGACTTGGATAGCGCCTCACCAAGGCCGCCGAAAGCCTTCATCGCAGCACCCTTAACATCCGGGGCGAACTGCTGCTTGATGAAGTTCTTGAACTCGACGAGCTTCTGCTTAATGGTCTCGAAGAGCTCTGGTAGGTGCAGCTGCTGTGCAATCCGCTTGATGTCTTCAGCCCACTTGAGGAGGAAGTTCTGCTTGGCTGCGCCAGCCGCATCCTTGGCCGCTTGGGCGGTAGCAGTTCCAACAGAGGCCACTGCACCAGCAGCCTCTCCGGCCTTCTGCTTCACATCGCCATGCCCATTGACCCAGTCTCGGAAGGAGACCGCAAGCTCCTTGAACTTCTGGCCTGCAGCATGGGCTGTAGCGCCAAGTTTCTCCCAAGCACTGCTATTTTGAATCTTCTGCCAGATTTCCTCAAGAGCATCCTTCAGCTCAATGAGTTTCTCCTTGAGCCACTGGACCTTCTCCGCAATCTTCATCTTCTCGCCGAGTTCGTTGAACTTCTCGGTGAGTTTGGAGATGATTGCCTCGGAAGAGGACAGGTCGCCGAGTGAGAAGCCCTTGAAGTAGTCTGAGATGGCGGCCTTTCCGGCATTCAGTTTTACCTTGAGTTTATTTCCGACATTCTCGCCGAACTCATGGATCTTATTCTTGGCTTTGTCGATGGTATCCTGGACTGTCTCAAAGGCTGTGATGAACTGCTGCCCGATTACCGAGTTCTTGATGGCCTCTTTAACAAGACCAAACTTAGAGGACAAGTCCTTCAGCGCCTGGCCAACCTTCGTGACCTTGGTACCGACATCGAGCCACATAATGAAGTCATGGATCTTCTCCACAACCCACTTGATGGCCTTACCGACGAGGTCGATCGGGGGTAGGAGAAGCTTGAGGACCTTTCCACCAATGTCAAGAGACATGAACCAGCGGTCGAACCAGAAGATTACCTTACCTAGAACCTTGGTTATCTGGAAGATGCCAGAGTTCACCCCAGCAAACGCAGGGAATAGTGCACCGATAATGTGCGCCGCCACAGTGAAGATGACTTGTCCGACTTCTGAGACGATCGTCCACAGGATGTGGAACACTGAGAACAAACCAGTGAAGGTCCACTGAAGCTTGTCCGCGAAGTTATCTGTAATGATCAACTTCTCAGTAAAGTCAGAAAAGGCTTTGGTCATTCGGAACAGACCTTCAGCCGATGCATTAGCAAACACGTCCCTGAAGGCGCTGATAACCTGCCCAATAATTTTCACCAAAGCCTGGAAAATGTTACCAAATCCCCGGACAAGTTCCGAACGGCCACCGAGATCCTTCCACATCTGGAGGAATCCGTTCCGGGCCCTGGCGCTGTCCCCAATGAGGAGACTAAGCCAGTTGCTGATACTGGTGAACAGCTCAGTGGCCTCGTCGAAGTCACCAAACAAGATCTCGAAGGTCTCAGCCCATCCAGAGCCGATTGCTTCCTTGGTAGTGTCGATAAGCTGGCTAAAGGTTCGAACCTTGGTGGCGGCGTCAAAGGCGTTTCCGGCGAACAGTTTAAGCTTGGCCGCCTGCTCCTCAGAGTATCCCATCTCCACAAGCTGCGCCTCTGATAGGTCATTCGTTAAAGCAGTCAGGGTCTTAGTCATGACTTCCGCAGTGAGCCAGTCCTCACGAAGCGACTCACGGAAGCTACCCTTCTTGGCAATAGCCTCGTCGACGCCGGTGCCCATCATTCGAGAGGTCTCAATCAGAGCGTTTCGGAATGACTCGCCGCCCATACCAGCATTGACCAGAGAGTTCCAGTCCTGGAGGTGGATCACACCGGCCGAGATAGCCTGTGAAAGCTGAGTGTATGCCGTAGCGGTCTGCTGAGCCGTCGATCCAGAAGCCGCAGCAAGGTTCGAAAGCCCCTTAATGGACGCCACGGAGGTCTGCAGGTCTACGCCAGCAGCAGTGAACAGACCAATAGCATTCGTCATGTCACTGAAGCTATAGACGGTCTTGTCGGCATAGGTGTTCAGCTCTGCAAGAGAGGTCTTAACCTCGCCGAGGGTGGTACCCTTCTCCGCCGTGTTGGCCATAATGGTCTGAATGGCTCTCATTTTGAGCTCGTACTCATTAAAGCCATCTTTAACCGTCTGGAAGAAGCCGGACAGGATCTGTTGGCCAGCAGATAGTGCTGCAGCACCGATACCACCGAACGCGGCGAGTCCCATGCCCTGCATGACGGTCATGTTCTTACCGATATCCAGCGCCTTGGCTGCCAGGTCACCGAACGTGGTGTTCTTGGCGATCTCACTAAGGCGGCTGAAGCCGGACGTAGCCTGGTCTAGCTTTAAAGCACCCTTGAGTTTGTCCATACTGGACGCAGATTCCTGAATGGCAGACAGGAACTGCTTGTTATTCATCTTGAGCGAGACTACCCGCTCGTCAATAGTTGCCACTATCTAGTGACCTCCTTCCAGGCCTTATTTGCAATCTTATCAAATACTGGCCGGATCGCGGGATTGATGTAGTCTCGACCAACAACGTACCCACCATTGCGGGTTCCATGGCCGTATTGGATTAGTACGGCGATATTGGCGCCTTTGTTTACGTTGGAATTCGTCCAGGTGATCTTCCAGTTGTTACCGGTTCGTTTGACCTCATAGTTCCAGGACTTTGCAGTGGCTCCGGTGCGAGAGGGGGTAGCTGAGGCGAGTGCAGCCGCCCCCTCCCGACCGAATTGATTCATGATCAGAGCCAGATCGAGCTTTGTCATTCTATCAAACCAGTTCCTGGTCATCTTCCACTCGCCCTGACTCTCGATCGTGATCATGATTCTCCTAGACTAGACTCTCGGTTAGGATGTTCGCTACGCCAGATACCATACACCCAGCAGCGCCTTTCTGCATTGCTTGGTTGTACTGGTCCCTGGTGGCACAGATATGTGCCCAGACAGGTTTACCCAGGGCGAGGGTTTTGGTCCAGGTCTGCTGATCCGCCTCGAAGGACATTCCGAGGTAGTCCCAAGGTCCTGCCCACCCATTCAGTCGCCCATCGGCGACGTGCTCCGGATAAGAGTACCCCCAGCACTTCCATCCGTCGGCCTTCCACTGATTGACAAGCCAAGTGGCGTCAACCGAGAACTTCCAGATGATCCGTTGCTTGGCGTCGGATGGGAAGAACTGCTTCAGTTCCTGCCAGTTAGTCGCCGAGTACTTCGGGTCCAGAACTGTGATGTGACTCGACCCGTATGCCCGGAAGTAGTCCTCGACCTTCATGATTGGTTCACCAACAGTCTTGAACTTCCGGATCTCGTCCCAGGTCATTTCGGTGACGGGGGTATTCGGAGCCGTTGGATCGGTTCGCTGAAGGGTTCGATCGTGGTTCAGGAACCAGATTCCATCCTTCGAGCGCTGACAGGACACCTCGAGAGCCCCTGCTCCGAACATGACGGAGTTCGTATAGGCTCTTATCGATGCCTCGGGCCAACTTACTGACCCTCCACGATGAGCCACCAGGAATCCCTTAGTGATCATCATGGTTCCAATGTCCTTATACCCCTTCGGAACCGCCCTCATGTGGGCTGGAGTCTCAGAATCGTCCGCCTCAAATACTGTAACGATCCCTCGTTCTGCTCCAACAATCTCGACCGTAGGATTGGATTCCTCCTGGGCCGCCGCATCAATCATCGGGGTCAAATAGACCCAAGCCCATGCAGTTGCATTAGGGATCCCAGCGATCTTCTCAGTCTCGCCGACGAGAAGAGCTGACCAGGAGTCAGTCGTGGAGTTCGTCCCGGCGTTCCACTTGTTCTTTGTGGTCCGCCAATCTGTCAGAGGAGTACTATTGTTCCCGTGGTACTGTCCTGCTACCAATCCAAGACGCTTCGGATCAATCTCGGGAAGGCCTGCCTGCCAGGTATGGATGTCGAAATCCTTGACCCCGCGGACGATGATCATTAATGCTCGTTCTCTGGCACCGGAGGCCACAGTTCCCCCAAACTGCACGCCTAATGTATCCTGAGGACTGGTCACTTTCTTGACCGCGACGTAGCCCGATCGGCCACCTGCGTTATTCTGCATAGCGACCACCCATCCAGCCGGAGGACGAGCAGCAGTATCGCCGAACTGCGATGCATAGAACACCACAGCCAGGTCTCCCCACTGCGACGGAGCCATCAGATCAGGCATGGATCCGCCCATTCCTTCTCCGACTGCCCGAGAGACGAACTCGATTCCCTCAGGAGGAGTCGGGTAGACCTCGAGGCTGTGGATCAGGATATCATGGCCAGTCGATGGTACCTGAATAGACGGCAGCCATAACGGATGCTGGCTATCTGGCAGTACAATGTCGAGATCGATCGAGCGTTTAGTCCCTGCCGGGAGTCGTTTCGTCTCGATGATGTCCTGGTACAGGTTCTCTTTCTTGGCGTTAAGGCGACTCGCTCGGAAAACTAGGCGGTTCTCGTCACCGGAGGTGTAGTTCAGCGTGAATCGGAACTTCTTCTGGAGAACCGGGATGGCATACTGGTCGTAAGGGGTGGTTGACGAGTTGACGTTGATGTACACACCATCGCCATCTCGTCGCCCGTTACCAAACCACCACGTTCCCAGGATTGGGAGCATGCTGGCCATTATCGAACTCTCCTCACAATCACGGTCCCAGCAGGAGTTCCAGCAGGAACCGGGTCATCCTTACCCAGCACGAGGATCTTGGACCCATCGGTGGCCATACCGTCGACTCGAAGCTTGAGATCGAGGTATCCCTTGATCCAGGGGATGATTAGTTCACGGATCTTCTCACCAGGTGGGTTGGAGTAGGGGTTGCCAACTGGCTGCCATTGACCACCATTTTGACCATCCTCAGCGAGAACGCCGTCGGTAACGTAAACGTGGCCGATTGAGAGCGAATCCAGCTTTTGGAAGACATCGCGGTAGTTGATCGAATTGGTTGTGTGGACAGTTGCCCACCAACGAGTAGACGGATACTCAGCCATGTGGGCCGGAAGGATCGGAGTCTGCTCGTCATTCGTCAAGAACTTCTGTGCTGTGCCTTCATACATCATACAGACGTTGAAGTCTAGCTTACACATCTCCTCGGAGATGTTGGATCCGGTGTTGATCCCGATGACGAAGTTGTATCCTTCGTTGGTTCGGATCGTGTCGATGAGATCCTTATACCATGTGACTCGCCCAGCCTGGTCGCCCCAGCCGTTGATTACCTCGTCGAGGAAGACACCCTGAACAAGATCGCCGTACCACTGCTTGGCTCGCTTCAGCTGCTCAAGAATGTAGGTCTTGGTGAACTTGTCAGGGTTCGGAATGTTGTTCCGAGCAGGATCAGTAGCAGGAAGACTAGCGACGCCGTACTGAGTCTTGATGTAGAACAGGATCTTCTTTGCTCCAGCGGCAAGAGCCAGTTCGGCCTGCTTCTTGAAGTCCTTCTCGTAGGCTTCCCAGTCTCCGCTGTTGCGGTTCATGATGACATACCCGAGCTCATCACGGAACTTGAGGGTCTGGGCCCACTTAGAGAACTGCCCAGGTTTTCCATCATGGTAGTAATCAGGCCAGTAGTAAGTTACGGGAGAGTAGTATCTAGCCCCAGTCTGGAACGGGTTTAGGTTCTTGGCTACAAGCGCATTCGTGGCATTCAGGTCTACTCGATCGGCCTTTGTGGCCAGCTGGGCGACA